TAACGATTTGAGGTATGCAATTGAACTACAATCTCTTTTGGAACTTTTTGCTCGTGGTGGTACACGCCTTGTTGAGATTATTCTCGCGCACTTCGGCGTTATGCCTCCAGATTTCCGACTTGCACGATCCGAATTCCTCGGCGGCGGTTCAACGCGGATTAATATCCACCCCGTTGCACAGACTGCGATTACGTCTGGTTCTAATGCTTTGGGTCAGTTGGGAGCGTTTGGTACTAGTACTTCTGCAGGTGAAAACATTGGGTTTTCGAAAAGTTTTACTGAGCATGGATATATTATGGGTCTTTGCTCTGCTCGCGCTGATATTACATATCAGCAGGGATTGAATCGTTTCTGGTCACGTTTAACCCGCTATGATTTCTTTTGGCCCAAATTGCAACAATTGGGCGAGCAGAGTGTGCTTAAAAAGGAAATTTATCTGCAAGGTACTGCGGACGATACTACGGTATTTGGTTATCAGGAACGTCATGGTGAATATAGGTTCAGGCCTTCTGAGATTCATGGTAAGTTTCGGTCTCAATATGCTACTCCGATCGATCAGTGGCACATGGCTGAAGAGTTTTCTTCATTACCTTCGTTAAACTCTACATTCATTGTACGTAATACTCCTATTGCACGGTCTATTGCGGTGTCTGGTGAACCAGCATTGTTATTTGACGCTTGGGTAAAGATGCTTCATGCTAGACCTATGATGACTTATGCGGTTCCTGCTACATTAGGGAGGTTCTAATGATTCCTCTCGTGATGGCGGGTATAAGCGCTTTATTACAAGCTAAAGGTGCTGCAGATGCTAATTCGGCATCTGTAGCTGCTTCAGATCATCAAATGGACTTTCAAAGGGAGATGCGCGCAAGCGCGCATCAAACAGAAGTTCAAGATCTTCGTGCTGCTGGTCTCAATCCTATTCTCTCGGCAGGGGGCTCGGGTGCTAGTATGGCCCCGGGCGCTCAGCCCGCTAATATTAAAAACGTAGCCGAAGGCGCAGTTGCAAGTGCTCAAATGGCTGAACAACTTAAACTCCAGCAGGAAAAGCAAGAACAAGAGATTAAATTACTCAAATCTCAAACCGGTAAGGTTGATACTGAAAATACTTTACTTAAAAAAGATGTTCCTGCTGCTGAACTTAAGTACGATTTTATGAATACATTCAAGAATCTGTTTAAAGGTTCAGATACTATGAACAGTGGTAAAGATGTTATAAAAAAAGGTATTGAATTTAGACAAAATGAACAAAAACAAATTGATCTTAATAATCGATAGGAGAACATATGCAAATTATTGAAAAACGGGAAAATGGTACTATTCGTGTGTCAACTCTTAATTTAGAGCCAGATATGGCTCAACAACAATTTAAGGACGAGTGTGATATCAATGAGATTATTGCGAAAGCTGAAAGAACTGGTCAAATTACTCACCTTAACTCTAATCCCGGAAGGTATGCGGAACTTGGTGAAGCTAAAGATCTACTTGATGCTAAACTTCGCGTCATTCGTGCTGAGACTGCCTTCATGGCTCTACCTGCTAACGTTCGTGCTCGTTTTGGTCATGATCCTGTTCAAATGCTTGAATTCTTAAAGGATCCTAAAAACGATGAAGAGGGTATTAAGCTTGGTATTATCAAGCCTAAGGAGAAACCATTCTCCACTACTAAACCTATTGATCCACCTAAAGTGGATCCTAAGTGATTTATTACTTCTATTCTCTATTCTCTATTCTCTATTCTCTATTCTACGCGTTTCTGCGTCATGCGCGCGTGCGATTTACGCGTGCGCGTTCTAGTCAATCGTTTCTGATTGGTAACTGTAAAACTGCTTTGGAACTCGGTGTTACCTGTTGTGCCAAGCTGTTTTGACGTCCCTAGACGTCGGGGTGAAGAGGGTTCGGGAGAAAGGGTCGGTCTATCTCCGACCCTATTTTCCCGGGTGAATATGTTATATTCTAAAAAATCTTAAAATATTCTGCAGCAACGCTGGATCGTCGAGTGTAACGATGCAGTCAATATCTAAGGGAGCTATTTGCTCCCGTCCTTCCTATTATCTGTAAATTCTTTAAAAAACTTATCGTATTTCTCAATCAACTGCGTTTGATTCTCTATTACTTGTATTAAAATCTTTAGGTACTCTAATTTCTCTTCATTGGCTTTAGCCATTCTATTATACGCAATTGATAATTTGTCGTATTTATCTTTATATTCCATAAGAACTCCTTAAATATACCCGGGAACCGGGGTTATCTATCAAAGGTACACATGTTAGCAAAAACTCAAGGTGTACTCAGCAAAGCGTGCCTTTAATTTGCAGCGAATGTGATACGAACGAGAGCTTCGTCTTGACAATCTTAATTCCGTATTCAATATCCTAATTCGGCAATAATGCCGCAAAAAGGAGACAAAATGTCTATAAAGATCTATACGCTACGCGATTCTAAATCTGAGGTGTACAACCTACCTATCTTTCAAAAAACTCATGGTGAGGCTGAGAGGTTCCTTAAATCGATTATTTCTGAGGATCCTAAACAACTTCCAGGTTATTACGCTAACGTCTCCAAATATCCAGAGGATTTCGATCTCTATTTCTTAGGTGATTACGATGAATCTACCGGTAAATGCAAACTGCTTGATACACCACAACACATGGTGAAAGCTGTTAATCTTAAGTCATTAAGTCTAGCCGAGTCAAACTAGGTCTAGAAAAGGGGCATATAGTCCGTTCCTTGATGTACTATATGCCCGTTGAGAGTTAGTATAACTCTCAACTATAAAAGGAGTTGAGAAAATGAACCCTATAGCTAAAAAAATTCTTCAGCTATTAGTCAGTGCGTTAGTTGGTTCTGGAATTACTATTGCAATTACAGAGGGTGTATCGATAAATTGTAAACCTGTAATTACCACAGAGGAGTCAAATTGAAACGTCGTCCAATGTCTAAGGGTCATTCTAAAAAGGTGTTTAAAAAGCGTCTGGGTGTTCAAGCAATGAACGATCTCAACCCACGCCGTATGCGTGGTGGAATTCGTCTGTAGTCGGTTCCTGTGCGTTGCCTAAGTCCAAGAACAGTCGGCTTCTATGCTGACGGTAAGACCTTATGCTGGTCTCCTAAAAAGTATTGTCCAGAGTTTGCTACCTTCCAACTTCCTTGCGGAAAGTGCATTGAATGTAGGCTCGGTTATGCTCGTGAGTGGGCTATTAGGTGTATTCATGAAGCTCAAATGTACAAAGATAACTGCTTTATAACCTTGACCTATAACGAGGAGAATTTAGGTGATAATAAATTGGATTATAAAGAGTTTCAGGGATTTATTCATAGATTGCGGGATAAAATATTTCGTGACTATATTGAAAAAAGGTTTGGCAAAACGTACTGGTCTGGTCTATCAAAAAGTGAAAAGAAACAATTTAGAGAGGATAACAAAAATGAACTTGAAAAAATCAGAATTAGCGTCTTTGTCACTGGCGAGTACGGCGATAAGGGCAAACGCAAACATTGGCACGCTCTCATATTTAACTGGCGACCTAGCGATGCAGTATAGGCATTCTCTAACGATAGAGGAGATAAAAACTATTCTTCAGATATTCTCGATTCTTTATGGAAAAAGGGTGACACTTACTTGGGCGATATTACGATTGAATCAGCAGGCTATTGCGCTAGATACGCTGCAAAAAAACTCAAGCACGGAAGAGATGGCGAGCATGATTACGAACCCGTCTCGAAAAAGTCGTTTAAAAATGCTATTGGAAAAAAATGGCTCGAGCGATATTGGTCAGATGTCTTCAACTATGGATATGTAGTGCTACGAGATGGTCAGAAAGTCATAGTACCAAGGTATTATGAAAAATGGTTTAAGAAGAACAAACCAGAGCTTTGGGAAAAATTTGTATCAAATATTAAATCTGCTAAGGCTTTACTTGCTATTGAGCGCAGCGATCGTTATAATTCTGAGCTAAAGGAAATTAATGAAAAACGTTCTGGACTGAAAGGTCCCGTTCAAACCCAATTAGATCATAAAAAACGTATTATCGAGCAAAAGCTCTTTAATCTTAACCAAAGGACAAAATTGTGAGTCTAGG